GCTCGTCTCCTCAGTTGGTGTATTGATACTAGCGCAGTTATAGGGCGGGTAAAGTAATTTCTTGTAATTTATTCACTGCATCTTCCCATCCTTTCGCGAGTATCCATGCGTCGCCAATGCCTTCTAAATAGTCTCTCCACTCCTTCTGATCGTCGGACAATCGCCCGCCAACCTGGCGCTTCATCTCTATCCAGCAGCGCCACTCTGGGATATGCAGGTCTGGGACGCCCGGCTCTGCGCCTTCCGCCTTTAGTTTTTTGGCTGTGTTTATATCCCGAAACCCGCCGTTAGGTACGGCGTATATCCTCACCAGCGGGTACGTTTTCCTAAACCAATTGACGAACGTGACCTGCTCAACGTGTTCGCTGGGTATAGTTGTTTTCATTCGATACCCTTAACTTCGAAGAATTTCGACCCGCGCTTCTTTGAAAACGCGATCCTGCTGGGTCGGTTAGCGTCAGAAAAGCTATCAATGATGCTCTGGTTATCCGGCAGCACTTCGCCAAATACCGCTTTACACCAGTCTGCCGCGCGCTTGCGCATCCAGTGACTACTATGTTCTGGCGCGATGTAGTCATATAAGTGATGAGGATGTTCGTCAATGTCGTAGCGTATCTTTACCATTGCGATCCCCTTGGCGCTCACATGCTTGGTGATAAACCACCCGACTAATGGTGCCATTCTCAAGCGGTATGGGTCGGATGCCATGCGCACAGCTTCCTCCCGCAGCTTTTCATTGGGGTCGATAATCTCTGCTTTACACTCACGGCAGTAGCGCGCGGCTATGTCATTCTCCCAGCTGCACTCATGGCACTCTTTAAACGACCACATGTGCGCGCATTGCTGGTGGGTGCCCGCTGTTAATATCTCGCCCTGGCAGCGGCGCCCGTAATGCGCTGGCAGCGGCTGGCCTTCTGCTACCTCGATGCGCTGACCTGCTAGGTCAACAAAATAACCTTCTTCGTCCACGCCGTAGCCGTCGTCGTTTTTGCGTGCGCCAAACTCATTACTATAGCTGCACAGCGGGCACTTGACGGACATGGGCTCGCTGGTTGTGGGTTTTTTAGCGCGCACATCTGGATCAAACACATCACCGCCCGGGCAGTGGCGCTCAAGGTTTTCCGCGTAGTCTAAAATCAAGCAGTCACGCTTATCATCATCGAGCCTCAATCCGCGCCCCGTTATCTGCTGTAGCAGGGCGACTGACTCAGTTGCTCTCAATATAGCGATAACATCGACATGCGGCGCATCAAAGCCCGTAGTTAGCACTGACACGTTGACCAGGTACTTCACGCGGCGCGCTTTAAAATCCGCCAGCGTCTCGCGTCGCTCTTTTTTGTCCGTGTTGCCAGTGACCAGCCGCGATAACCCTGGCGGCAACGATTCCATTATTTCTTTGGCGTGCTGCACCGTGGACGCAAATATCATCACGCCTTTTCGATAGCGCGACTGAGCTACCACGTCGGCAATAATCCCGCTAGTCTTTCGCCCGCGGCCCACGAATGCTTCATCAACCGATGTTGCCGACCACTGCCCCATACTGTTCTTGGTCAAGCCGCTGGTGTCGTAGTGGTCGCATGTTGACTCAAAAACGGGCGGCGTTAGATAGCCGGCGTCTATTAGCTCGCGCCCGCCGACATCATAAACCAGCGTGTGGAAAAAAGGGTCTATTGCCTCATCCATCCCCCCGTGGCGATAATGGTTGGCGTAAATGTAGCCACTACCCAAGCGGTAAGGCGTCGCTGTCATGCCCACAACCCGGAGCTTGGGGTTTTGGTTGCGCATATGATCGACGATTTTCATTAGCGTAGGCGTAACGCCCTGCGCTTCATCGACGATCACACACGAGAATTGCTTGCCAAACTTGCGCACCTGGTTGGCTACTGTCTGGGGCGTGCCAAACACGACATTGTGACTCATGTCTTTTTTGCCAAGGCTTGCGCTAAAGATGCTAGCAGGCACTCCCAGTGCCCGGTATTTTTCGTAATTCTGCTCGACTAGCTCTGATGAAGGCGCGATGCACAGTATTTTTTTTCCGCTCATGCTGTGAATTGTGTGCGCTAACGCTGCAACTATCAGCGCTTTTCCCCCGCCGGTCGCGACTTCTAGCAAGCACGGATCCAGGCAGTGGCTAATCCAGTCAATCGCCGCATCATGCGCGGCCTGCTGATATGGGCGAAGGGTATAAGTCAAAACGGGGCCTCGTCGGGCGAATCGATCGGCTTAGCATCAAGCGCTTTCGTAATGGCCATATAATCGGAGTCATTCAGAAAACCATCATTAAGAACTTTTTTCATCTCATAGCTGTTAAAAACGGGCTTGGTTGCGTGCTTCACACCCGGTTCGGCCATCGCGAAGTTCTCATATTCAACAAGCGGGATGCTGCCGTCTACGCTTACCATCTTGTATCCCATGCCCTCCATCAGCTGCGGGTGCATAATGTGCTTTTCGCATGGCTCGCTACCGTGCGGGCACTCAAATACGCCGTCATTAACGCTGACGTTGGCACACGTTCGGCAGTCAATTTCCGGTAAAGCCTCACCGTCGCAGACTTTCTGATGGTCGCAGAACCGGCATTTAAACGAGCGTGTCGGCTCGGGGTATGAGTCGCTGGCGATTATATTTTCAATTCGTTCTGTTTGCAGCGTCGCGTATGTTTTTTCGTAGTCAACTTCTTCGGTATGCAGCTCACTGGTGTTTTTGTTGGTAATGACAAACAGCGCTTTCTTTAGCTGATTTCCCTTCTGTGATAGCTGTGAGCTATGGTGCATATACAGCTGCACCTGCGCAAAGTAGTTGTCAGGTATGCCGTTTTTTAGCCAGTCTTTGAACCGCCGGTCGTTTGCCGTCTTCATTTCCAGCAAAAAAAACTCATCATTGAAAACGGCAATGCCGTCGATATGACCCAGGCTCGTGCCATAGGTATTTTTTAGCGCAGCTTCCCGCATCGCTACTTTGACGCCAGCGGTTTCCAGCCATTTAATCATGCACTCCTCAAGCGCGTGGCCGATATCAAACGTTCGCTGCGTTTTCGGCTCTATATAAGCAGGGCTTGCTCGGCGCAGGCCTAGCCACATCTTTCTGTCGCACTCGCTCCACTGACTGGCGCTAATGCTGTTGACAGCCCTGCTCCCTCGCTGCTCGCTACCCATCTCCTGGTCTATGTCGTGTGACTCCATTTTGATCTCCATTTGACGTGGGTGGGAAGCCGCCATCCTTGGCGGCTGGTAATTAAAAATCGATCGCGTTACTCGCTGCCTGATCCTCATTCGCATAATTTGCTTTTTTATCTGTCGCGGGCTGTTCTTTGCCGCTTGAAACGGCGCAAATCCAATTCCCGCTCATTTTCTCGCCGTTATCACGCTCCATCTCCCACACTTCGAGCTTGATGGTCATGGGCTTGTTACAAAGATTGCTCATCAAGTCCTTATCGGTCGGCTCGCCGCCCAGCTCCATGACTTTGCCGCCGCAGTTGGCGTCGATAGCGGCCAGCATGCGGATAGCCTTGTCGCGCTTATTGGCGTCTGAGTTGCCAACGCGCACCTTGTGGAAAATAACCCGCTTTTTAAATTCGCCCTCGATAACATCCCAGCGGAGCTTGATGTGGCGCTCGCTAAATTCGCCGCCATCGTCCCACTTGGCTTCCGTTACCATGGCCTTAACCTGTGTGCCTGACGGGATTGGCGGCAGGCTTCCGCCGCCCATCTCCGCGTTACCAGTTGTTTCTGGTGCAGTGCCGTCTGACATTTTGAAAAAAGACATAATATAATTCCTTCAGTTGATTAAGAATCAGCTTGCAGTGTGGGTACATAAGGCGCTAACGGGTTGGCGCCCAGCTCAAACGGTAGATCTTCTGTGATGCGATAGCGGTTTTTGCTGATGCTCGAAGCCGCTGCGTGACAAACAATAATGCGGGTGCCGTCACTAATCGCTTTTCGCTTCCCCTCCTCTCCCATTACGTAGGTTTTTAGCCGCACATGTAGCACTGCGTCAACATCGTCAACGTATGGTGCTACGCTGCGCTTGTGTAGGCGCAGGCTGTAACGGCTGTGCGGTTCTTGATCGGGTAGGTCGATAGTCTCCAAGTCTGCGTGCGCGATAAAAACAACATGGATGCCCCTATTAGCCAGCAGCTCGGCGGCTTTCCTGACGCGCTGATGCAGCGTGGACACTGCTTGAAAGCCCGCGCCATAACCGCCGATCGCCTGGTTTAACGACTTTGGTTTTTTGGGGTCGCTGTCTATAATGTGCTGACCGAACAATCGTTCGAGCGCTGTCACGCTGTCGATGACGACTGTTTTATAATCGTGCTCCTCTTTAATAAGCGCGCCCAGCTGATCCCATAGCTCCGCAACATCTGTAACGACGGGCAGCGCGTCGGGGCGGTCGTCCATCGGTATAGCCTGAAGGCCGTCCTCCGCGCGGATAAAGACGGGGTTGGGAAACGTGGCAGCTAGCGACGTTTTGCCGGTGCCCGCGTCCCCGAGGACGGTGCAGACGATAGGCCTATCTGCTGGCTTGTGGATTTTGTCGAGGATGCTCATTTATGTATCTCCATGGGGTGTTGAACTGACAAACTATAGCAGCGTCATTGTCGGGTTGCAACCATGAATTTCATACGGCATAATAGAAACATCAAAAAAAAGGAGCGGCATAAATGAAAACACGCGAAATGCTCGAAACGATGGCCGGCGCAGGATACCCCATTAAGCTAGTCGCTGCGCAGTCTGGCGTCAGTTATATGAGGGTTTTCCGATACTTGCGACGCGGTGGCGCGCTGTCACCGGACGATAAAGCTCGGCTGTGGCGCTTCGCGGTTATGCAACCTCCCATTGCAGCGGCGCTTGACATCGAGATTGAGGAGGGGGGGTAAATGGCCAATATCCACGATTACTTAGAAGCAGGAAGGCGCGTTTTTCCGCTGTGGGCGGTTACACCGAGCGGCTGCGAGTGTGGTGATGCTGAGTGTGGGGCCCTCGGGAAACATCCGCGCATAAGCAGCTGGCAGCATTCTCCCCACTGGTCCGACGAACAGATCGAGGCCATGAGCAGCATGGGGCAGTTTGATACGGGCTTTGGTGTATGCATCGACGATCAGCTAGTTGTTGACATTGACCCGCGAAATGGTGGCTCTGACAGCTTCAAAAAACTGTGCGACGACCTCGGGATGGACCTAAAGTCTCTGTCTGGCCACGTCGTTGCGACCGGCGGCGGTGGTTGGCACATTGAGTTCAAGCGCCCGCCCGGGAAATCCCTGGTGCAGCACGCTGACGCGTACCCAGGTATAGATTTTAAATCCAGCGGCTTCATCGTCGGCGCCAGCTCGCTACACGCAAGCGGAGCCGAGTACGAAACTGAACACGGCAATCCAGGCAACTTAAACGACGCACCAGACGCTCTCATATCGCTCCTACAGCGCGCCGATCACCATCGTGGCCGTGTATCAGGGGAACACGTTGACGTGTCTCTCGACGAGCTTCGCGGCATCCTGGCGGAGATTGACAATGCTGACGTTCATTATGACGACTACATATCCATAGGCATGGGGATCCACCACACTACAGGGGGCGATGCTGACGGCTATTCGGTCTGGCAGGAGTGGGCGCAAAAATCGCAGAAATATAACCCATGGGGCATGGATAAAAAATGGCACAGCTTCGGCAAAGCGCCCAATCCAATCACGCTGGGCACATTGATAGCCAGAGCTGAGGCTAACGGCTATGAGCGACCAGTGACGTTCCCACTAATAGAGGGCGAAGAGCCGACGCCTGACGGTCACCCTTTCCCGATTGATAGCATTGACCTGCTACGCCCGCCGGGCTTTGTGGGAAAGGTTTCTGAATGGATTAATAGCCAGTCGCTGTTTCCTCGCGAACGCTTAGCGGTAGCTGGCGCGATTGTCAGCGTTGGCAACATTATTGGTATGAGGATGGTGGACGACAAAGACGGGGTTACGGCCAACCTGTTTATGTTTTGTGTATCAGCGTCAGCAACGGGTAAAGAAGCAGTGCTGCAATCCGTAGGCGCTATACACCAAGCCGCAGGCATTCATACCGCAATGCACGGCAGCATAAAATCAGAGCAAGAGATCACCCGCAATCTGGTGCGTCACCAAGCTGCTCTCTACGTTATCGACGAATTGGGCTATCTGCTCCGCAAGATCACAAACGCACAAGACAAGGGTGGTGCTGCGTACCTGGATGGCATCATCGGTCTATTAATGTCGGCATATTCTAAAGCGTCAGGGTTTCTATTATTAACGGGGGATATGAAAGAGGAGGTTAAGAGCGCATTGCTGCGCGAATATGCGCAGTGCACAAAATCGGTAAATGAAGGCGAAGATCCAGGGGGTAGATCCTCGCAGCGCATCCAGGAGCTAGAGCGCGCGCTAGATATGATCGACACAGG